TCCAATACTCCTCGCGTAACACTTCTAATTCTCTACTCACTCTTCTCCCCCTTCTCCTCTTCGTAAGATCCGACGGGGATAATCTGCAAGATCCCCGCCTCCTGTAACGCCTTCAATAGCTCTTGATTACTCACTCTTCACCCTCTCCTTCTCTAATTGTAAGCACGTACCCGCGCTCCAAGCCTTCTAAGTAAGCGTCTAGTACAGCTAAGGCCGTCTCCTTATCCCATTGTTTCGGCATTGTAATAGTTACGCTCACGCGCTCACCCGCTCCCTCTCGCATAGTGTGATCCCCGCCAAGGCATAAGCCTTCACTATGGCCTTCACCCGTGGCGCGGTTAGATCCGCGCTCACTATCTCTTCACCCGTAGATAGATCTACAAGGCTCACCCGCTCCTTCTGGTACTTCATAAGATAACCCCTTCCAAGGTTTAAGATTCTGCCCCTAGTGGCAGACTACCGCGCACGGCTCACGCCGTGCGAGATAGTACGCTCCTAGAGATTACAGTCTGCCATTGATCCGATACAGATCCCTCCCTCATTCCACCAGAAATTCCCCGTGATCCACCAGATCCCGACGATTAGAAGGCCGACGATCACGCCTAACACGAAGGCCCCGCGCTTGGTGAGATTCTCCATTACTCACCCGCTCCCTCTTCGTCTAAGTACTTCCCCTCTTTACACGCTTGAATCTCCTCTTCCAATTCTGCCTCCACTATTTCCCTCCAATTCACGCGCCATAAGGAGCCGACATCCTCCTTCATTAATTGGATCCCGCGGGGCATTCCACCAAGATCTTCCCAATAACCGAATGAGAGAATCTCCTCTACCCATTCACTTAGAGAATCTTCTGCAGAAGATACGCCACTTATCCACCCTTCACGGGTGGAGCCGTCCACGTCCTCCAAGAATGCCTCCTCCAAGATTTTGGCGAGATCATAATAAAGCCCCTCATCATTGTTTAAGTGAAGGGATACGGCCCACGTCTCTCTATTCGTCCAACCGTTATACGTCTCAATAGTTTGCGGTGTCATTATTTAGATCCTCTCGCTTATTGCACTTATTGAATCAATTGTGAAGTGAGTGGCCTCTTCTTCGAAGTCAATCGTTATTAATTCATTCTCTGTAATTTCGTGAGCCTCTTCCAAGGTATCGGCCTCAATCTCTGTCACTAGATAGATTAATTTCGTGGCTCTTATTGTGTACTTCATTATTTTAGATCCTTCACAATAGTTTCCAATTCACCAATACACCAAGCGATCTCATCACTAGATTCTGGTGTTTCTAGAATTTCAATTACCTTCATTAATTTATTGCAGATCTCTTCATCACGTACCAAGCGGTGTAGAAGATTTCTTACGTGGTAACTATTCGTTTCTAACATAATTTAGATCCTTCCCGTGAGGAGGTAGATCCTCTCCACGGTATAAATGATACACGACGCTACCCTATAGGGAAGGTATTGGAAGGGGTCAATTTCGCGCCTATTTCCCGAAGCTTCGGAGATCCAAGGCGGGGAAGATCCAAGGCCCGAAGGGATAGAGCGGGGCAGATCCAAGGGAGGCAAGGCCCGAAGGATCCAAGGTAAGAGGCGGGGCCGAAGGCTTGGCCCGTGGATCAATAGGCAAGAGGCGAGGCGGGGGAAGGATCGAAGGCGCGAGGCTAGGCCGTAGATCCTTGGAGCCTTGGCCGATTCAATAGGCGGTTTATTAATTAGGGTTAGGTAATTGTTACAGGGATCCCCGTGCCAGAAGGGGAGCCTACCCCGCTGGCTTTCCTAACCGTACGGTACGGGTAAAGCAAGGCCGACGGCTACGGTATCGGCCACGGTTACGGCGAGCAGACCCCTAGGTGTTAAGTTTAGTGCGTGTGTATAGTATGTACCCACTACAGATATATTTCCTAAAGTGAACCAGATCACTTATTAATGTCCTATTTTGTACCGATATTATAGTGACGTTAGTCACAATATATAAATACTTTATACCATAGGCAGGAAATGAAGTTTTTTTCCTGCCTTATATACAGTAGGGGCGGTAATTGTGATAGCCCCGTACAGTCTCGCTTCGGTCACCCTACGCGAGTCCCTAGGACGAGCCCTGACTTACCCCTCGCTACGCTGTAGCTTGCTCGGGAGTTTACGGTATCGGTGGTTGTGCAGAGCACAACTTTTAATCGGGTGTAGTCTATCTATAACCCAATGAGATACTGGAGATCTAATGGCTGAGAACTCAGCAGATATAGCAAAGCGAATCATCTTAGGATGTGTAGCTGAGGGTATGACCATTGAACAAGCCTGCCTATCGGCTGGTAAGTCTATGAAGACATACGAGTACTACCGACGTACTGACAAAATCTTTACAGACAAGATAGATAGAACTCGCCTAGGTCTAAAAGATAAATCCTTCGCCGCTGGCGATGTCCACGACATCTCATTTGCCGAGTTCCGCCAACGCTTTCTAAACTCCAAGACCTTCCCCCACCAGCAAAATCTAGTGGATATGATCGAAGGCGTAGAACCTACCTGGCTCCACCCATCGATGAAGTTCGAACAAGGTCTGGCCAATAACCGTATCCTTATTAACATTCCGCCAAACCACGCCAAGTCCATCACAATCACGGTGGACTACGTAACCTGGCAGGTAGCCCGTAATCCTAACTTTCGTGTGCTGATCGTCTCTCAGACTCAGCAACTAGCCGCCGACTTTCTCTACGCCATCAAGCAGCGATTGACTCACCCTATGTATGAGAACCTTCAAAATGCTTATGCTGCTGGCGTAGGGTTTAACTCTAAGTCTGCCTCGTGGCAGGCTACCCGTATCACCTTTGGTGATGAGCTTCGTGAATCCTCTGAGAAGGATCCTAATATTGAAGCCGTTGGTATCGGCGGTCAGATCTACGGTAAACGTGCAGATATGATTATCGTAGACGATGCTGTTACTCTGAAAAACGCCAATGAGTTTGAACGCCAGATCAAGTGGTTAACCCAGGACGTACGTTCTCGTCTTAACCCTACTGGTAAATTAATTATTATTGGAACCCGTGTGGCAGCAGTAGACCTCTATCGAGAGCTACGTAATCCAGACCGCTATCCAGGTGGCTTAGTTCCTTGGAAGTATCTAGCGATGCCAGCACTACTGGAAACAGATGAAGACCCTGACAAATGGGTTACCCTGTGGCCAGCTAGCGATGCTCCCTTTGATGGGCAAGAAGAATCAGATCTTAATGAGGACAACCTCTATCCTAGATGGAATGGTCGTAACCTCTATAACGAACGTCAAGCGATGGATGCATCTACTTGGGCGCTGGTCTACCAGCAACAAGATATATCAGATGATGCCATCTTTGACCCAGTATGTGTGCGAGGTTCTATTGATGGTATGCGTAAGGCTGGTCGCTTGGTTCCTGGTCATCCAGGCCATCCGCGTGATGTTAATGGCTTCTCTTTTATTTGTGGTCTTGATCCCGCTATGGTTGGTGATACAGCCGCCGTTTGTTACGCTATTGATCGGGTTACTCATAAACGCTACATCGTTGATGCTATTAAGATCACTAGGCCAACGCCTGCTGCGATACGTCAACTAATTTTTGATTGGACTTCCCTCTATAGTCCTAGTGAATGGATTGTAGAAAAAAATGCTTTTCAATCGTTCCTTACGCAAGACGAAGGCATCCGTGCCAACCTTGCAAGCCGAGGCGTATTGCTACGAGAACACCACACAGGAAACAACAAGTGGGACTCAGGATTCGGTGTTGCCAGTATGTCCACTTTGTTTGGAACGAAGCAGCACGATGGTAAGCATCATAGAGACAATCTCATCCATATGCCTAGTGACCAAACGGAAAACATTAAGGCAATGATTGAGCAGTTAATTACCTGGTCACCTACGACCAAGGGTAAAACAGATATGGTAATGGCGCTGTGGTTCTGTGAGATCCGCGCACGTGAGATGCTCAACCAAGGTATCCACGCTACACACCATATGAAAAATCCATTCCTGTCTCGTTACGAGCAGGGCAAGCGAACAGTAGTTAACATTGACGAACTGCTCGCAGAGAAAGACCGTACATTCATCTAAGGAGTTACATTGTTATCAACTAAAGAGGTCGCAGCGAAGGTAGCACGTCTACAAACCCGCTACGCGGCACGTGACCAGAGAATGCGCGACGTACTCTCTGTACGCCAAGGTGACATCTCCAAGGTGTACCCAGCAATGTTTTCAGAGGAATACCCAAAGCCTCTTGTAGCTAACTTCGTAGATGTAGCAGCACGTGACTTGGCAGAAGTAATGTCTCCACTGCCATCGTTTAACTGCGCTGCTACCAATATGGTTTCTGACTCACAGCGTAAAGCTGCAGATACTCGCACACGTATTGCTAACTACTACGTGTCATCTTCTGAACTACAGATCCAGATGTACACAGGCGCTGACTGGTTCAATACCTACGGTATGTTGCCAGCGTTAATTGAGATGGACTATGAAACCAATAATCCGAGAATACGTCTGCTTAATCCTTTTGGTACTTATCCTGAAATTGATAGATTTGGTCGCACCCTCTCTATCACCCAAGTCCTAGCAACTGATGCTGAGACTTTGGCTATGCAGTACCCAGAGTTTTATGACCAGATTATGCCAAAGAATGTTTATTCTCCTGGCTCTCCTTATGTATCTTTAGTTCGCTACCACGACAAAGACCAAGACTTAATCTTTATCCCAGAGCGTAAGAACCTAGTTCTTGCAAACATTCCTAATCCAGTAGGCAAGTGCCTAGGTAGCGTTGCTATGCGCTCATCTATTGATGGCGAAGCACGTGGACAGTTTGATGATGTACTAGCAGTTCAATTAGCTCGTGCTCGATTTGCAGTATTGCAGATCCAAGCAGCAGAAAAATCTATCCAAGCACCTATTGCTATCCCACAGGATGTGCAAGAGTTGGCATTGGGACCTGATGCGATTATGCGTTCTGCAAATCCACAGGGTATTCGCCGTGTTCCACTAGAACTACCTAACGGAGTATTCACTGAGTCTGGTGTTCTAGAGCGTGAACTACGTACAGGTGCTCGCTACCCAGAGACTCGCTCAGGTAACATTGATGCATCTATCGTTACAGGTCGTGGTGTGCAAGCACTACAAGCAGGATTTGATACACAGATTAAAGCAGCACAAGCACAGTTTGCTCGTTTGTTTACAGACCTTGTTGCTATGTGTTTTGAAGTAGATGAAAAAGTCTTTGGTTCTATGACCAAGGAAATCAAGGGCGTAGACGACGGTACTCCATTTAATATGAAGTACGTTCCATCACGTCAAATTGATGGCAACTATGGCGTAGATGTCCGTTACGGAATTATGTCAGGTATGGATCCTAACCGTGCCATCATTGCATTACTACAAATGCGTTCAGACAAGCTCGTATCTCGTGACTATGTACGTCGTGAGATTCCAATGGAGCTAAATGTTACGCAGGAGGAACAACGTGTTGATATTGAAGAAATGCGCGATTCTCTACGAGTGGCTGTTGCTCAGTATGCACAAGCCATTCCTGCCCTTGCAGCGCAAGGTCAAGACCCTAGTGAG